GTGCTGATAGGCTTGGGTTACCTTATTCCAATTTGCAAGCAGTGAGTCATAGGCATCCTATTCACGCTGCTTTGAGGAATCGTCAAATACACGAGGTTTTCCCGAAGTTGATTCAAGGTCCGTGCACAGTTTCTTGGATGGCGCAGAACAAGTTCGAGGAGTTGTCGGAGGTCGTGACGCATGAGATGAAGTTGGTGAACAATCTGATGGAACCGAAAGATATTGGCCGGTACGCATTGGAGACTTTGAGTGATTCAGTGTTCAAGTTGGATGAGATCAAAACCCCTTACGCATTGTGGCATGACAACGGTCATTTCCTTACGCCCTCAAATGTTATGGGTGCTTTCGTTTCGAATCCTGATCTTCGGGTGTTGATCTTAACACATGTTTTCCTTTTGGCAAGTTTGTATAGTAAGTATTCCCCAGAACCCAGGGTTTACGAGTATACTATCAAGGGTGACATGTTGTATTACACACCTGAGGAGCATTATGAACACACTTACGAACAGCCAGCAGATCCCAGCTTGTTGTTAGCTCGGTCTATCAGTACTCAAGATCGACGTGTTAAACTCAATTGTTCCATTGTTCATAGTGATCTAAACAGTCATGTGCAGATCATTACGCGTTACGAGTTGCCAGGAGAGCATGGAGTCGCTTTACGTTCAGATCCTTTTGAGATGTTGCCTAAGGTGTTACGAGGGATGCCCGATCACGAACCTATGTCAGCTATTATGATGAGGAAGCTGATCATGTACGCGAAGAGTCTAGCAAATGCTAAGGATGCCAACATGCATGCGAAAATACGCCAGTTGGTCAAGACGGAACTTATCAAGTTCCCTATTCTCACTCAAGATTTGACTGTAAAAGTCATTCGTGAGATCCTGAAACATGACCCATTAGACGATTTGCACTCAAAGTACTATGACAGTTTCTTGGGAAAGATCAAATACAATACAACTGATCGTTTCAAGAAATGGCTGAGGCAGGAGTTCAAAGGAAAATACACAGACCGATGGTATCAGATTCTTGAAGAGAGTCCGAGCATGACCATTATAGACAAGCTCGATGTTATTCTGGAGAACAACGAGGGTGACCCATCTGTTTTCAAGTGGCACTGGGAGGTTCCAAAGGAGTCGAGAGCAAGTATGTGGAAAGAGTTGAAGTGGTGGATTCGCAAGATGGTCAAAGGAGA